ATCTTTTAAGTGGTTTTATACCATCTAAAGATACTTTTAGATAATTGGTTCTTAAAGATACTTAAGATACTCTTTTGTAGGTATTATTAAGTTACTCTAGATAACCTTTAGTTACCTAACAGAATTTAATTTTCTGTAAGTATATCACAGTGCTTTTGGCAAGCAAATAAATAATTGTATGATTACAGAGACTTCAAATTTTAAAGAGACTCACTTTATTGTAAGTCCTGGGAAAAAAATTGATAAAAGTTTGATTAAAAAATTAATCGAAAAAATCGAAAAAAAGAAATGCGAGCCGTTTGCAAAAATTTATGTGACTTTTCATCCAATGTTTTTAAATGCATTGATGATGGCTTTAAAAAATAAAAAAATAGAAATAAAAGGAATGTATTCGGATAAAAAGGTATTTTCAATTGAATTATGATTGAAGACCAAAACAACCTCCAACAAAGATTACAGAGTGAATTAAATTCTCCGGGTAGTTTTTATAAAACAAAAGAACAGAAAGATTATAGGGCTTCTTTGTTACAAAAAGAAACTTATAGTTCTTTGGTAAATGACGATTTAATGTATCAAAAGTTTATCACTCAAAATTATGGATCATACGAAAACTTTTTGCAACAAAACAAAATTTTGCAAGATATAACAGTTTTTGATCCAACTGTAGATTATCTTTTAGATGTAACAATTGTAACTGAAGATGCTTATTTTAAAACAGATCATATATCAACACAAGAATTGATTATGGAAAATTTATCTGGTTTGTGTACTGTATGGTTTACCAAAAAAGATGGGTCTACCAGAAAATTATCATGCACTTTAGAAAAACAATACATGCCTACAAAAGAATATGGAGTACGATCTCAATTTTTTTCTCCTATCTCTGGTGATAGAGTGGGTGTGTGGGATGTAAACGAACAGGCATGGAAATCTTTTTACATGAGCAGAGTGTTTAAATTTGTTCGTGATGATACATCTGGTATTGAATAAATATTAATGAAATGGAAGGTGATACAAAAAAGATCGATCACCTATACGCAATACTCTTCAGAGAAGCGAAAATTATCATTTCAAATTACGAAAAGTATTTACAAGACAAGTTAACGTCAAAAGAACTTGCTCAAAAAATGTTAAGTTTGCGAGATGCAATACAGCGCATCGAAGAAGCAAACAAATAACTTGACAATCATAAACATACTGTTATATTGTTTACTAGATGATTGTCAATTATGAACCAAAGATGGATTATTCAGATGTCTTAATTGTTCCAAAGACATCGAATGTTAAATCGCGCAAAGATGTAACACTAGAAGTTACAACCACATTTAAATGTGGTACTAGTTGGTCTGGGATTCCTATTATGGCAGCAAATATGTCAACAGTAGGAACACACCAAATGGCTCTTGCTTTGGCTCAATATAAAGTTGTTACATGCCTGAAAAAAGGTGGAAGTTATTATGAAAATTTTGTAACAAGTAATCCTGATCAAGAAAAATATGTTTGTTTAACTCTTGGGCTTGATCCAGATAGCAAATTGTTTGTTGACACTTCAAGCATCAAAGATCCAACTTTTATTTGTTTAGATGTTGCAAATGGTTATATGACAGAGTTTCATAATTTTACAAAGAAAGTGAGAGATAAATGGTCGAAGTCAATTTTGATTGCAGGGAATGTAGTGACCCCAGAGGGGGTAGAGGCATTGTCAATTGCTGGCGCAGACCTCGTAAAGATAGGAATAGGCTCGGGATCGATGTGTCTGACCCGGCGGGTTGCGGGAGTAGGTTATCCACAGCTGTCCGCAGTACTAGAGTGTGCGCCAATAGCAGAAGCATTAGGTATTGGGATCGTTGCTGATGGTGGTATTATCTATCCCGGTGATTTTGCTAAATCCTATATTGCCGGAGCAGCCTTTGTAATGGCTGGTGGCATTTTTGCCGGTCATGATGAATGTGGTGGAGAAATTAAACACGGAGATCACGGTGAATTAAAAATGATTCACTATGGAATGAGTAGTAAAACCGCAAATGAAAAGTATAATGGTGGTTTGTCAGACTATAGAGCAGCCGAAGGAAGAACTGTAGAAGTTCCTTATAGAGGACCAGTAAAAAATACAGTTCAAGATATTTTGGGTGGCATTCGATCTGCTTGTTCTTATGTTGGGGCTTTTAATATACCAGAACTTTATTCAAATGGTAGTTTGATAAAAGTAAACAGAACCATTAATACAGTATTTGAACATAACGAAATCTAAATATATTAACCCCACCAAAGATAGCATCTTTGGTCCGACAACTCCCGAAAGGGAGTTGTTTCTTTATTGACAAACAGAAACAAGGAGTTATAATACCAACCTATGAACATCTTTGTACTAGATAACGATGCTGCTACGTCCGCCCGCATGATGTGCGATAAACATGTAATTAAAATGATACTAGAAAGTTGTCAGTTGCTTTCGACTGCACATCATGTACTTGATGGTGATGAGCTATTTGTTAATAGCGGTAAGCGCAAATACAAGACTTATATTTGCACTAAAAAAAATATTTGCAAAGCAACAATGATTAATCATCCGTGCACTATTTGGGCGAGAGAAACTAGAGCCAATTATATTTGGCTCTGGAAGCATGCATACGCGTTGTGCAAGGAGTACACTCGTAGATATAACAAAATTCATGTTATGGAGCAAATGCTGCTGAACGAACTACATGATCCTCCAGTAAATATTACCAAAAGTAAAATTACTCCATTTGCTCAGGCTATGCCAGATCAGTACAAAGATGAAAATGCTGTTATTGCTTATCGCAAATATTATATCAATGAAAAAGTTCGATTTGCAAAGTGGCAGTATTCAGAGGAGCCCGAGTGGTTTAGATTGAAGGAACCTGAGTTTTTGCTTTACGAAGAGATTCCGTTTTAATAGCATTTGCTAAATTTTCCATTCGTTTAGCAATTCCGGTTTTATTTTTTACAGATTCTCTGTATTCTGTAGCATTTAAATATTCTTTTGCAGATTCTTCAAACTTTCCAGCACGAAGTAATTGCATTGCCTTTGGTGATTTACCCGTCATACCTCTAAAAGTTTCAGAAGCCAATTCAGCTTGTAACTCTGGAGAATATTTTTCAAAGTCTGGTGCTAGTTTTTTAACAGTTGGTAATCTAGATTCTACATCAATTTTAAGAATATCATCTGCTTCTTCTGGTGTAAGTTTTTCTTGGCCAGCTAATATTTTTTTAACTTTATTTGGATCTTTTATTGTTTTTCCTAAAACATTAGGTGAGTTTTTTGTAACTAAATGGCCGTGACCAATAGTATCAAACCCTTTGCTGTCCTTGTACACACTTAATATTTTTTCTTCATTACCAGCAGATTCGTATTGTTTTATAACTTTGCAAATTCCATTTATGTCACATTGGAGTTGATTGTTTTCTATAAGATATGTTTTAAATGATTTCATAGTATTGATGCTTGCTATTGTTAAAAGTATTGCTATAATGTATTTTACCATTTAAAAGGATTCACAATGAACGTAAAAGTATTTAGACTAAACTCAGGCGAAGAAGTTCTCTCACGTTTTGAAGAGCAAGCTGATTGCTGGCTTCTAAAAGATCCAGCTATTCTTGTGCCTGTTGGTCAAGGACAAATTGGACTTATGCCTTGGTTGATGTATACTAAGGCTGCTAATGGTGTTTCTATTCCAAAGTCTTTTGTTGCTTTTACTGTTGAACCTCTTGACGAACTTAAGTCTCAGTATGATGCAAGTTTGAATAAGGGTCTCGTTACGCCGTCTAAGACGGTGGAAACGCCGAAGCTGAAGTTGACGACGTAAAATGAATATAAACCATGTGATTGAAACTTACGTTCCTGTCGCCAAGCCTTTGTCTATGGCGATGGAGAGACAGAAGAAGCACATTTCACTGGTTATTTACAAGCGTAAAATTATCGCGGTGGGTCAAAATATTTTTAAGACTCACCCCGATACTTTTCGTTTGGGATATCGTTGTGCAGAAATGCATTCTGAGTTGGATGCATTTCGTAAAATTCCAAAGTCTTTGCGTGGTGAAAAGCTCACACTTTTGAATTTTAGATTTAATAGATTTGGGTCTTTTAGAAACTCAAAGCCTTGCCCAGTTTGCGAAAAGTGGTGTAAGGAAGTCTTTCACAAAATATATTACACTAATGACGAAGGCGTGCAAATTCTATAAATAGTTTAACATAGGATTAATCATGTCTTGCATTCAAAAATTAATGAACTTTCAAAATGAACTAAGACTCCATCATTGGGGAACGCAATCATACGCTGCCCACAAAGCGCTTGGAAAAGCATATGAAGGTATTGATGATCTTTTAGACACATTTGCTGAAACTTATTTTGGTGTCTATGGAAAAAACGATTTAAAAACTATAGTAGCATTAGATTTAAATGGTCCATATAAAATAGGAATTAATTCTGTTCTTGACTCATTTGAAGATTATCTTAAAAATGAAATTACAAAAGAAATCAAACCAGAGCAAACTGCCTTGTTAAATATAAGGGACGAGATGCTTGGTTTGGTTCAACAAACGAAGTATCTCTTAACATTAACGTAAGGAGTTACAAATGAAAATCCCTGAGCTAGTTTACGAAATTCGCAACTTGGCTCGCAAAGAAGAAGATCCTTCCAAAAAGGATCTTTTTTATCAATGCGCCAAATCACTTGAAATTCTTGGCAATCTTGCAAAAGTAGCAGATCTTGCTGTCGCAGAACATACAGCTGCGGACGTTCCTTCTGTAAACGACAATGATACAATAAAATGGAATGTGGACGATGTAACTCTAAAAATGTTAGATGAGCACATAGATGCCCTTGTACATTATGGCTTTTTAAACAAAGATGATCGTTGGCCATATGGCGAACAACCATTTACAAAATTTGTTTCTAAGTATTTAAAATCTCAAATTGTAAACGATTCAAGTACAGAATAAACCTTTGGCGGTATTCTTTTGTGACTAGATACAGCCATGTTTGATGGCATTATTTTGAGAACTACTTGACTACGATATGGACTCTTTTTGTAAGAATAAAACTTACGAGTTTTCTCCATCATAAAGTGACTGTAGATATAACAGTGTGCTTTTTTTGCATATAGTTTGCTATCTATTTTTAAATTAAACTTTTTAATAACTTTGACTGCTCTTTTTTCACAATCTCTTTCCATTGCGCGAACAAGAAAAAAGGCACGTTTAATTTTTTCTGGTGAATATTCTTGGCCACGAAACCAAGTATCAATAATATATCCAGCAAGATCTGATTTTTTATAAATTTTAGAATTATTAATGCACTGCAAAAAGTGACAATATTCGTGAACTAAAGTTTCTAAAAAATTTGTACAATTTGCAGCAATTTTTATAATTTTTTTAGATTCGTCAAAATAGCCTTCGCAGCGGTAACCGCCAACGTTTACCAATTTTCCACGGCCAATGACAAGTTTCATGCCGTATTGTGCCAGATGTTTTTTCACAAAACTGACAAACTGATGATTCCTGTTCATGTGGAAGCTCCTCAGTCGTTATTATTTAGGATATTACTTGACAGTCAAGATATAAGATGTATAATAAAATACTTCTTATAAGAAAGGAAATTTTTATGGATATTACAACTGTTGATCGTCCCACTAAGCTTCAGAGAGTATTTGATTACATGCGTTCCGGTGCTCCTATGAGTGCAGGAGAGGCGCGCAAGCGTTTTCGTGTGCAAAATATGCGCGCAACGATGCACGATCTCCGAGAA